TAATTCTACAGTGAAAAAGTGGCCAGAAGTATTGCAGCCCAATAGATCGGGAGTACCAAGTAAGCTATTGTTTTCAAGCCTAATCCAGGAAATTTCAGGTATAGATTTTTTAATTTTTGCATATAATTTTCGCTCGGGTTTCAAGGTAACTAGGGCTTTCTAATCTGATGTTTTAGGAGCGATAATTAACTTTTGTCTCGTATGTTTTAATACAACACGAACCATACTTTGTCCAATTATATTTGACTCTTGCACCTCAATTCTTTTTATTTCTTCGAGATGACCATTAACATCAATATAAATTCTAGCATTAGAAATCGCATTTCCTTTTTTGCCATCAGTAAATTGATCTAAGTATTCCTGTAGATGTTTAACAAACATTATTGACTTTATAGGATAGTTACCTTAAAAAGTCAATCATGGGACTACCAAAGAGACTGACAGAAATGCAAAAAAGATTTGCCGAGTTTTTAGTATTCGGTGGACCTGAGGGACCTATGACTAAGACAGAGGCAGCCCTGGCTGCAGGATACAGTCCACAAAGAGCTAGAGTAGAGGCATCAGAATTAACTAATCCAAAACAATGTCCACTTGTTGTAAAATATATCGGAGAACTAAAAGAGGAAAAACTTAAGAAACATGAGGTCACCTATGAGGGACATCTTGCAGAGTTAAGTAGACTTAGAGAAGCCGCTTTGAAAAAAGGGTCATTCTCTTCAGCAGTGAATGCGGAAGCAAACAGAGGAAAAGCAGCAGGATTATACATAGATAGGAAGATAATAAAAACAGGAAAATTAGAGGACCTATCAGAACAAGAATTAGAAGCAAAGATGAAACAGATCTTAGACGACTACGCACAGATAATTGATGTGACTCCATCTAAAGTTTCTGAATCTTCTTTACCCAAGCCCGAGGAATCATCGTCCGATCCCCAAAAGTAATACCATCATCATCTTTATCATAAGACGCAAATAATTTTATAGACTTATTATCTTTAGAATACAACCAACCTTCATTTATAGGTGTTGCTAACTTCATCTTATCAAACTCTTTGTCTGTAGCCCAGCCAGAGTCACTGACGCAATCAATCCACTCCACTCTAACTTTCGGATAAGGTATATCGGTGGACTTATCAGTTAACGATACTTTTCTTCTTTTCCTAGGCATAATTTTTATTTATCACATTCTTGACACAATTGAAACTGCGACACCTAAATGGGCAAAAATTT